ACAAAGCACCTTCCACATCATCTAATATTTTCGCTTCTAGCTCTTGCGCTCCTAGCCTAGTCCCTTCATATCGTTTGATAATCTGGTCCACAAACGCCGGTGCAAGATTCGCCACATTCTCGTAAGTACTACCGGTCGTTACATGCGTCGTCGGATCCTTGAGCATCGTTTTGAACAATGGAATCGGTCGCGGCGTGGTCGTTACAACTACTTGCGGACTTTTGCCCAACCGCAATCCGAACATAGCCATTGACCAAGTATCTTCTAGATATCGCCAACTGCACACCTCATCTGCCCATAGTGCGTCATGTTGTGGCCCCCGCAAGCGGTCAGGCTGATCAGCACTGTAGGCTGTAGCGATTGCGCCATTCGGCCAAGTCAACCGGCGCTTGCTTGGCTCGTACAAGGGTCGGTCAACATCGGCGGCAATCGCCATAATGCCGCTTTCGCCCTCAATCATCACGTCACGCACATCGGCGGATGTGGCGCCAATCAAACCAACGCGCTTGGTTCTGCCTGTACTCACTATCCATTGCACCCACTCAGCGCCGGTTCTGGTTTTGCCAAACCCCCGGCCCGCGCATATCACCCAAGTGCGCCAATCCCAAGCTGGCGGCTTCTGATTGTCACGCGCCCCGCCACTTTCGACAGAACGTTCGTACCAGGATAATGGGCGATTGCACCGCTTGCGTTCAATCTCCTTCAGTTTTTTCGCCGCCAAGTTTGCCAGCAAGGACGGCAAGGACTTGGCTATAGGTGTCGCTATCAAGGCTCTTTTCCAGTGCGTCCAGTGCGCTCTTCAATTCTTTCTCCAGCTTCAATGTCAGCTTGTCGGAAAATAGATCCAGATGCTTGCCCAAATGGACAAGCGCCGCTTGCGCATCGTACAGATCGACTGCAACTTCTTCAATCTCAGTTTCGCCATAGCGTTTTGTAGTCTGCGTAAACTTACGCACAATGTCAAGCTGTTCAGATTCCGCCGCCTTGACTAAATCAATGGTTGCGCCGTCAGCGTTCACGTTAAGGAAATCTGCCATGCTACCCCGCGCATGTTTGGCGAGGCGTGCCAGTACCTCATCGGCGGTCATGGCGTTTTCTGCAATGCGCTCTCTGATGATCTCAGAAACGCTAGCATCTGCTAGCAGACGGGCAGCATTGGCGCGAGCAGTATCAGCACTAACATGAGGATAGGCGCGCAAGTACGCATTCGTGCCATTCCAGCATTTCAGGTACTCATTAACAAACTGTTGATGCTTTGCTGATAAAGCCATCAGCTGACGGTCTCCAAATCCACAGTGAAGCTAAATCCAGTTTTTCTACATAACACAAAATAAACTCCCGCATCTAGTCGCGGCTTATTGCCGTTGGCGTCTCTGGCAATTCCGAAAGCATCGGTGCTGCCGTACCAGATGACGTTGGTAATGCCGATATTGGTACTGAACCACACCGACACATCCGCTATGGGATCGGTGGTTGTGCTGTCGGTCACGGTGTACGTAAACTCTACGCCGGCTGCGCTGCCCAAGTCGGTCAATGTGCGTGTGGCGTAACTCCATACTTGCGCAGCAGTAGCGCCGGCGCCTGTGTCCACCCAACTGCCCGCACCGTGATTATTCGATAGCTCAGTATCAATTTCTGTCGGTGTGGGAATGGCATCAGTGATGGCCGTCTGCGCATCGCTCACATTCGTTGGCGTGGCGAAACCCGTCGCCGTGGCCCATGCGCCAGCGCCATGCGTGTTGCTCAGTTGCGTGTCAATCTGTGCGACGGTTGGCGGTGCGGTGTAGCTACTGGCCAGTAGTTTCGCCGCTTCCACCGCTATGCGGATGTACTCGGTGCCACTGATGCCAACCGCTACCACGCCGCCCGCGTCAGGCAGTGACAAGCCAGCATGATGCCAGCCGCCGCTACCCCCCGGCGCTTCGTACCAGCCGGTTGTAGAAAACGCAGCATAACTGGTGCTGCCGTCTAGTTCGTAGATGGTCGCACCGATGGCTAGGCCGGTTTTCGCAGCGCCTAGCAAGGCGTCAAAGGGTACTGTTTGGCTCATGATGTTGTACTATCTACAATTAATCCGAGCGCTGCCAGTGCCGTCAACAGGTTAGCGAGCGCCGCTTCTGTGTCAGCCCGACTGCCGGTGATGGTTGGCGGATTGCTGCCTGCCACCACATTGACGAAGCCGCTTTCGGTTGCAGGACAAACGAGCAGCTTTCCTTCGTTGCCGCTGTCGGTGCACATGGCGAGTTCGGATTGCCACCCGGCAATGCTAGCCTCAAGCGTAGCCTTTTCTCCTGTGCTGACTCTGATAATCATCGGCGTTTTATTTAGCATTGCGGTTGTTCCCCTGTCCGCCATTGGGCTTAAAACGTTTCGTTACTTCATCCACGAACCATTGTGGATCTTCAATCGCCCGCCGCAGGATGTCAGGATTTTCTCTCATCTCTTGGATGATTGCATCCTGCACCGCTGGCCGCTTCTGTAGCGCTGCCCAGAACTGTGAATAATCCGCCTGCAAAATAGCAATGAGTTTGGCGAGTGCCTCTCTGAAAATTTCTTCCCGTTTGCGTCCTTTGACTTTCTCGATTTTCGCCTCCACCGCCTGCCGGTCGCGCTGCTCTACATGCTCTGCGATGACACGCCGGATGTTATCGCCGTAACTATCCGCCACAGCCACCACCTCACCACGGCTCCGTGGTACGCCGGCGATGATGTCGTCATCAGCCAGGATAATTATTTTCATACGAGTGTCCCTGCCGAAATCGCTGGCGACGTGGGGCGCAGGTTGAAATTGCCGCTCGCTGCGTCGTAGAACAGCGGGTCGCTGGTGATGTTGCCGGTGCCGGACGGTACGCTCGTGATGTTGTGGAATGTGCAATTCGTCAGCGTATTCGTAAATGATGCAACGGGCATCCATGTGAGCGTTGCACCTGTTGCATTGGCGATAATCGTATTAGTCATTATGACTAATAATTCCAATGACGCTTCGTGCTCATTAAATAAATATGAAAATGTTGTTGGTGATGTGGAGCCAAAATACAGAATGCAATTAAAAAATTCCATTGTTAGTGGGATATTGAGCGAGCCTCCAGCGCGCTGGCTGAATAAAATTCTCCCGCTGCCTGTATTCGCAACCACATCATTGAACAGACATCCTGAGAATCGTACCGCCATCGCTGGCGTGGCGCCGGCCACGGACGGCCCCACAAAACCGTCATTCGCGCCGCCGTTCCATACCAGGTCGATGAATCTACATGATGTAAATTCAATCTGCGACGATGTGGCAATCTGAAAAAATGTTTGCGCGGACGGCGAAACGGCATTGGTAAATTCGATATTTTCAAATGTCGATCCACCAGATATCGTCCATTTAACAGCCGCCGCAGCGCCGTCAAATACTGCCGGATTATCCACCGCTGGGCCACGGACGATACGCCCCGCAATTGTCGCTGTTGCCCAGGTATACGTTCCGGCTGCGCAGATACAGGTATCGCCACTCGCTGAACTGCTCAAAAATTTGGCGAATGTCAGCCACGGCGTGGACTCAGAGCCGTTGCCGGTCGTATCATTGCCGCTGGGACTGATAAAATATTCTGCCATCAGTATGTTATCTCCCGTCCCACCACCTGTTGATGCACCGGATATGCCCCCATACTCACCTGATACCCTTGCGCCAATGGCAGCCCGTTCAGCCCCAACTCATCGCTATTCCCCGACGCCACCTCTAGCCACCAATCGAAGCCGATCGGCTTATGCTCCAACTCATAGCCGCCGTTCTCATCCTCACGGAATCGGAAGCCGGTGACGGCTGTTTTCCACTCGCCGGTTAGGTGAACTTGAAACTCTCCACTACTCACACGAATGCTGCCTTCATCAGTGTTAGCGTTGCCGCCTACCGCACTGTTGTAGATGGTCTTGTCGGTGATGTAGTCGGCGGTGTAGCCTGCTCGGTCGTTTTGCACCATCGGCGGCAACAGCCCCATGTCCACGTCGTTGGGCTGCTCGATCAGTTCGAGTGGTGCAACGTACCAAGCGCTACCGTCCCACAAAAGCATCTCTAGCGTGTCAGAGCAAAACGCCAACGTCTCTGCGTCTGGCGTACTTGCCAGGAGCGCCGCCCGCGTATCGACGGTTACCGCGCTCAGTGCGGTGTAGGCATAGGTATTACCGCCATCATTCCAGGTAACCGCTTTGCCATCATCACCGCTACCCGGTACAGGCAAATCGGTGAAATGACCTTCACTCAGGCGTGACGGCACGTAGACAACTACAGGCATAATCGCAACACTCCTAGCGATACAATATTAGGCCACCGGCTGCTTAGTCACGAAACGCAGACCAACGTTGGCAACAGCCGTCACGCCGGCCAGAATTTTCAGCACCGTGTCAATGGTGCTTTGGTCAAGCTGGAACTCACTGAAACCAAATTGACTAGCGATAAGTACCAGGATGCCCAGCGCATTGAAAATGATAGTTTTCGATTGATACCAAGGTTTTGTTTCCATAAAATTCAATCTCCGTGTGTATCTACGTCTATGTAGTCGCCATCTGCCACGATGATCAGATAGGTACGACTGTACAGAATCTCGAATAGCAGGCTGAACACTGCCCACAGTGCAATTGCCAATCGCACAGCAATAATCGTCACCGCGTTGCGCCACAGGGGATCAGGGCCAGATCCGACAATGATCAGGGCCAGAGCCAGGGCCAGCGCTCCATTCGCCGGAATGCCTACCAGGTAGAAAAACCTCCCGAAGCGCCGGTAATCCGCCATGTAGCGAATCGTCTTCAAAACAGCGGCAATGAACGCCAGAAAAAAGCATATCGATAGCAGGTAATAGAGCATGTCATTCAGCCCGCTCTCTGCAACCACGTCAGCAACAAAAAAGCAACGATTAGGCAAAGGCTGCCGATGATCACTAGCGCAAAGGCCGCGGAGCGAGACAATATAATAGCACGATTGCCATCCTCCAGATTGCCAACTCGGTTATCATTGCTCATAATTCGCCGCTCTGTGTCTGCTTTCCAATCCTCGTTTGCCTTGATGTATGCCTCTAGCCGGTCAGCAATACCAACAACGTGCCAGGATGGATTGCCGTCAATCATTGATGCTAAACGGTCAAGCGTTTTTTGCGTTTGATTCAGCGCCGCCTCTAGCCGGTCCAGGCGTTCGTCTAAACTCCGATTCTCATTGACTCCGCTTGGCACTTTTTTTTTACCCCAGCCAGATAAACATAAATTCGATTATTGCCCGGCCGCGCTGCGTTATAGGCTGTAGGTATATCGCCGGATCTCGCCAACTCTCTGGCGAATAGCGCGCCAGTCTGAAAAGATAATCGGTCGGGCACATCAACAACGGTCGCTATTACCGCTGCCTCTGTTTCATTCTGCAATGCCTGCGCTGTATCCCGACTGTCGCAGGAATTGAGCACCACCAACACGAATCGACCACGCACAATCGGAGCCAGAGCGTCAGCCGACAATGCACCATCGGACAGGATCATGCCCTCTTTTGTCATGTGGCCGCAAAACCAAAGCACGTCGTAATCATCGGTGTCAATGTCGGCAAGCACATCCGCATGGCGGACATCGCCAATCCGTGGTGTGACTGATAGTCCACTGCGCAGGATGGCTTGCACCTCCGCATCGACATAGAGCAGGTCAGTGCGCGGCGCAATCAGCAGGACGCGCATTAGCGTTCCTCAACCTTGCCGCCCATCGCCTGCCACCCGGCAAGCCAAGCAAGCGGATCTACCCGCGCATTGGCTTTGGCACTAACACCGGTTTGATACTGGCCATTGGCCTGTTTCAAACGCACCTCAAAGTGGAGATGTGGACCGGTTGAGTTTCCTGTGTTTCCTGAATAGGCAATAAGCTGACCTTGCTTCACACTATTCTGTGTCTGGACTAATCGTTCCCGCAGATGCCCGTAGAAAAAGTCTGCTTTGTATGCGCCCGAAACACGAATGTAATTGCCGTAGGTGGTTGGCTCGTTGTCTGACCATGCAACCACACCATCCCACGGCGCATAAATCGGCGTACCTTCCGGCATGGAAACGTCAAGCCCCTCATGGCTGTATTTTGCGCCGCCGGCGTTGGTGTACAGGCTGCCATAGTAGCCTGTGATGCGTCCGGTGTATTTGGGTACGATGATCAGCATAGGGTCACTCTCCGTGGGCGGGTCAACGGGCGTGGTCGTATACTGTGGCCAGGGTGACGGCCAGGTAAAATTGTGTTTGCGCCCCAAGATGTCAGCGTGCGCTTTGGCCGTATCCTTGTTGCGCCATTCCTCGCCGCCAAAACTGGTGGTAAAAGGCAGGACGGCGAAGACGCGGCCGGGATCAACCTTATCAGCGTAATCCCACAGCATCTGCGCATAGGACGGCGCGGTGATGTTGCCGTCCCATCCCCACGGTTGCTGCAACTGCGCAAGTTGCCGTGTGTAGCCGCACTCCCCAATGACAAAGGGGATCTTCATCGGGCAGCGACTAATCCGATTGCCATAGCTGCCCCAACCGCTAGTGACTGTCGGATACCAGTATTCATGTACACAGCCAAACGAGCGGGTAGCGTTGATGAGAGGTTCCAGGTGCAAAAACTCGTCCCAGACGATGCGCCCAGCTTCCTCGCGTGGCCATCCAACGGAAAAGTTGAACACATACGCCCGAATGCCGTGCGGCTGGATCGTCTTGAGGAAACTTTCCGTGTAAACCGCTACCCTGGTCGCTTCGGCTGCATTGTGGATGGACGGCTCGTTGATGCCCATCACGTACAGGCGGCTGCGGTCAAATTCCTTGTAGGTGGTGTTTAACTGCTGAATCCAGTATTGAGCATGAGATACGCCAAGTGCAACCGGATTCTGTGCCAACTCTGCCTGCTGTTCGCTGATAGGATGATAGCGCAGCGCAACATGTCCATAGGGACTAATACAGGTAAACGCTTCGACAACCCGGTCACGCGACGGGTTGACAATCTTGATAACCGGCGGTCGTAATGCCGCCATGTAATCAAGGTCAGATTGTCGGTACTGATCCGCTATCCAATGCACGCCTAGCCTGTGATTCGGCAAGCCGGCAACCTGCGGTTTCTGCGCTTCGAGGAATGGTATCATTTTCGCCTGCCACGCTTCCAGTCGGTCGAGTGTCGCATTGTTAGGCATATTGCGGAGCGCCTTTCCAAAAGGCGGACGTTGCCCGCGCCCACGCTTCAAGCTTGGCGATTCGCTCATCTTCCTGCGGGTCAGTCGGCGGATCAATGACGGCGCCCTTTTCGCGAAAGGTAACCTCATAGCCAACATGTCGGTTGAATGGCAAACCAAGCCCATACACAATATCGGAGATGGGCGCATTGAACCCGCCAACGTGCAAGGCAAGCGGCCCCTGGTTGGGCGGGTTGTATGGATTTATGATAACATGAACGTTATTGGGATTCCCCGGCAATCCACTATTTTCAAACATCGGCCCCTTGCCAGGCCATGCAAGCCGCGCCTGAATGCCGGTCACAATGCCATTTCTGTCCACCACGCTGCAAACTGCAACGGTTTGTCCACCTGCTTCGTACTCGTCGCGTAGACGAGCGCTGTACACCTCGTACTTAGCCCCTTCGACCTTTGTTATACCCAACAGAACGCCAGTCACTTTGCCGCTTGCGTCTGTCCTAAATCCTTGGCAGTTTTCGTCTAACGGATTCGCCATTTGTATCGCTCCACTCTTGTAAAACAGTCAAAAATCTGGTATAATACTTGTGCCAAACCATGCTGTTAGTTGCGTCCAGAGGTCGTTTCTGGTATAGTGTTTTCTTGCCCATCTTTTAGCTAATGCATGGTTTGGCGACCTCAGCAACTAGTTAAACGATGGGCTTTTTGTTTCCATGAAAGCAGGTCGCCAAATGATATTGACAAAGCGTTGTACCCGATGCAATAAGACCAGACCACTTACCGATTTCCGTGTTGACAATTCCCGAAAAGACGGTAGACAATCGGTTTGTATTGAATGCAAAGTCCCAGAGCATTACACAAAAATAAAAGAGCAACAATCACTTGATCATGTCAATAAAAAACGTTGCGCAAAGTGCAAAAAGATATACGACAAAATCAATTTCTCTTCATCCGCCGATGGACGGGACAACTTAAGATCCTATTGCAAAAACTGCGAAACAGATTACAGGAAAAGCGCGGTGCGCAAAGAATCCAGTAAAAAATATGTCCGAAGCGAGAAAGGTAGAAAAAACGCCAGACGATACTACGAAAGAGCTGCCCAAGATGGTCGCATGAAACATATTCTTGAACGAAGATACGCAACAGATCCGATTGCTATTCGCGCACACCGAAAGGTGAGTTACGCCGTCAGAATGAAGCACATCCCACCGGCGAAAAACCTTATCTGCAAACATTGCGGAAAACAAGCTCAACAGTATCACCACCCCGACTATAGTAAGCCACTCGATATAATCCCACTTTGCAAGCTGTGCCACGAAGCCGTTCACCACGAATGATGACTACCATTCAGTCTGTGCAGTATTACACGGACTGAATGTCCCGCGCCCACTGCGGAATAGAGCCGAGCGCCTGCGACGGCTCCCATGATCCGTCACGCGTCGTAAAAATATCCTTGACGCGCAAGACGGGTTGTCCAACAGCGACAGTGGCCGGTTGAATGATTACGTTTAACTGTTTCGCCCAATCGCTAATTCGCATCATTTACCTCTGTTTATCCGTCTGCTCTGTTTTGCCATGTGCGCGCTTTTTGTTGCGCGGTCGCATGTGGTTTTTGGTGACGCCGGCTCGCTCGTGCTTGCCTGGCTGGAGGTAAAAGAGGCTGCGCACACTTTGGCCGGCGATGGCCAACTGATGGCGAAGAATATCGAGATCGGAGACTTTAGGTTCTGCCGCTGTTACCTTTTCCTGCATGGGTTATCCTTTGCACCAATAAAAAGCGCCCTATGCAACGGAGCATAGAGCGCGGTCGTGTCAGTTTGCCGGGACCAGTGACGGTACTGGCACTTATTTGGTTGGTTGTAGGCCGTAGCGCTTCTCAATCCAGCGGACAATCATCAGCAGCGCTTGACGCAATATCATGAAGAACTCTTTTAGCTCATCCCGGTCCGCTGTCATTCAACCACCTATTGATACATATCGATAGCTAAGCACAATATAACATACCCACACCAAAAATGCAATAGGTGTCAGGAAAGCGCAAGGGAAAACTATTCCGCCAATCTATACTCGCTGCCATCACTGCCAGAACTGTTGTGAATGATGCCCGTTGTGCAAAGCCGCGGTAGCCGCCCGCCGATTTCATTGCCCACCTTGCGTTTCAGCGTACTAGCCGCAATGCCGGTTGCTTTTGCAATGGCGGTTTGCGTATACGCCCCGTTGCGAATTGCGTCAACAATGCGAAGATCGTAGTCGTCCAGTTGCGTCAGGGGTTGCGTCTCCACTGTTGGGGTTGCGTCAATGGGTTGCGTCACGCAATCCCCATCTAGCAGGGGTTGCGCCGTTTCGGGTTGCGTCACAACGGCCCAGTTGCGCCGGTGTTGCAGATCCGCAATCATGGCCGCATTCGTGTTGGCAATCAACTCCCTGGCAAACGCAACAGCGCCGGATTCAACTTCGTCTTGCAGCTTGCTTCGGTTCATAGTGCGAAT